CAAAAATTAGAAAGTAGAATATTATGGCAGATACATTTACCACAAACCTCCAATTAACTAAACCCGAAGTAGGAGCTTCAGCTAATACTTGGGGCGATAAAATTAATAACAACTTAAATTCGGTTGATGCTATATTCTCCCCAGCTGGTACTGGTACATCTGTCGGACTTAATGTTGGCTCTAATAAAACTTTGAATGTTACAGGAACAGCAGACTTTACAACTGATGTTAATATTAAATTTCCCAGTTCAGGTGGTGCTAAAAAATTAAAGTTTTTTGATGATAATGGCTATCATATTAGTTTAAGTGTTTACGCAGATTTAAGTGAAAGCTCAGACTTTTTACTTCCTAGTGATGGTTCAAATGGACAGTTTTTAAAAACTAATGGTAGTGGTATATTATCTTTTTCTACAGTTGATCTTGCAGCTAACAACTACTTTGCATCATCTGGACTATCAAACAAAGACTTAGGAGTTGGCCTACATATTAAGACAGGCGATAGTGGTTCTACATCTGTTTTAAATAGTGCAGATGAATTAGTTATAGAAGGTAGTGCCAATTCAGGAATGACAATATTATCTGGTGCATCTAATCTTGGATCAATTAGATTTGGTGACTCAGGTAACTCTAACATTGGTGGTATTACTTATAGTCATAATGATAATAAAATGACTTTCCTTACTAATGGTACAAGTAGGATGAGTATTGATAGTAGTGGGGTTGTTAAAGCTAATAGCAGATTAGTTATAGATAATGAAAATTCATCAAGCTACAAACTTAACATTGAGGGTGGTTTTAATAGTGAAGCTGGAATTTTAATTAATGACAAAGACAATGCAACAGATGGAACAGCATTTATTTTTACAAGAAATAGTGCAAACACTACTTTAGGTAGAATTATAAGAAACGGAAGTAACGACTCTGTTTTATATCAAACATCTTCAGATTACAGGATGAAAGAAAATGTTGAAAGTTTAACAGGTGGAATAGAAGCAGTTAAATTATTAGCACCAAAAAAATTTAATTGGAAAAGTAATCCAGAAGGCGATAAAGTTTCAGGATTTATTGCACACGAACTTCAAGCAGTAGTTCCAGAAAGTGTATCAGGAACTAAAGATGCATTAATGAAAGATAGTGATGGTAATGTAAAATTAGATGAAGATGGTAATCAAGTTATAGACGCACAAGGGGTTGATGCAAGTAAACTTGTTCCATTACTAACAGCTGCTCTACAAGAAGCTATCACAAAAATAGAAACACTAGAAGATAGAATTAACGCATTGGAGAACTAAGATGCCATTGATACAAGTGACACCACCAGCGGGAATCGTCACTAACGGCACGGAGTATGGAAACAAAGGTCGTTGGGTGGATGGCGATTTAGTACGTTTTGAAAATGGTTTTTTAAGACCAATAGGCGGTTGGGATAAATTAAATACAACAGCACTTACAGGCACACCTATAGGATTATTCTCCTACATTATGAATGATGGTACTAAGGTTTTAGTTATAGGAACTAGAGAAAAAGTTTATGCAAGAGTATTCGATACATTCCATGATATAACGCCCGTAGGTTTTGTAAGTGATGCATCAACCGATCCGCTTGGTTATGGTGCATATCTTTGGGGAAGAGAAGATTACGGAGATGCAAGAAGTCAATCAGGATTAGCATTTGAAACTAATAGTTTTTCTTTTGATAACTTTGGTGAAATATTATTATTTTGCACACCATCAGACGGAAAGATTTATCAATGGGATGCTGGTACACCATCAACAAGAGCAACAGCAGTAAGTGGCGCACCTACTAATTGTCAGGGCGTAGTAGTTACTAATGAAAGACACGTTGTAGCTTTAGGTGCTGGTGGCGATCCTAGAAAAGTACAATGGTCATCAAGAGAAACACTTACAACTTGGACACCATCAGCAACTAATACAGCTGGTGATATACAAATACCAACAGGCGGTAGAATACTAGCTGGTGTTAAATGGCAAACTGATGTGATTATATTTACTGATACAGGAGTTGCTAGACTCTATTACACAGGTTCTCCTTTTATATATGGTATTCAAGATGCTGGTACTAACTGTAAAGCAATCAGTCCAAGAACGATTGTGACAGCTGGTGCTTTCTTAACATGGATGGGAGAAAACTCATTCTTTGTTTTTGACGGACAGGTAAGAGAAATAAAATCAGACGTACATGATTATATCTTTGATGACTTAAATGCTACTTATAGAAAAACATCATGTGGTGGCCATAACTCTAACTTTAATGAAATGTGGTTTTTCTTTCCATCAGGAGTTAATGCAACTACGCCAAACAAATATGCTATCTGGAACTATATAGATAATGTTTGGTCAATCGGCACGATGGATAGGGGATGCTGGATGGATCAAGGAGTATTTAATTTCCCTATCTCATGTGATGCAAGTGGTAATGTTTTTGAACATGAAAGCGTACTTTTAACTGGCTCAGAAAACTTAGGCACAAGTAAACCATTTTGTGAAACTGCACCTATTGAAATAGGTATTGGCGATAACTATGTTCAATGTAATCAGATTATTCCAGATGAAGAGGCAAACGCTTTGCCCGGAGTTGACATAAGTTTTAAAGGTAGATTTACGCCACTAGGTAGCGAAACAGATTTTGGTACATTCACATTTAATAATGATGGTTATACCGATGCAAGATTTACAGCAAGACAAGTTCAAATGAAAGTTACAGGCGATACAGACCAACAATTCCAAGTTGGTATGATACGTCTAAATGTTAGAACTAGGGGTAGAAGATAATGGCAAGGAGAGCTTTAAAAAGACCAGTTATCCTAAACAGCGATTATCAAAATTATTTAGTATCCGAGATAGAATATCGTGATGGTCTTTCCTTCAAGAAAGGGGAAAGGATCGAAGCAAATGGTGTGGATAGCACCGAATTAATATTGGTTAGTCCAAATGGTACAAAATACAAAGTCCAAGTTGACAATAACGGAAACCTCTCAGCCACAGCAACAGTCTAAAGAGCATTGGGAGATAGAGTTTGATCGCTTAGAGCATCATATTAAACGTGCATTAAAGCACCAAGATATGTATAATTTAAGTGATATTAAAGAAAAAATCCATCAAGGTATGTTTCATATCTGGGGTGGTAAAAACTCAGTAATAGTAACATATTTTACTGAGTATCCTCAGTATAACGCATTAAATATTTTAATCGGTGCTGGGGATTATGAAGAGCTAGAGAAAATGTTATCTAGCGTAGAACTTTTTGCAAAACATCATGGATGCAGAAAAATATTTTTAGGTGGTCGTAAAGGTTGGTCACGAAAATTAAAGCATCTAGGTTTTGAAAAAATATTTTTTATAGAAAAGGAATTATAAGATGTCAGGAGCAATCGGAGCAATCGGAAAAATAGGATCAGTAGCATCGCTATTTGGTAAAGGTGGAAGTGACAAAGGAACTTCATCAACCTCTATTGATCCAGAAAGTGCAGCAAGAAGCAGACAGTTATTTAACTTAGGAATGGGTATATTCAATACTCCATTTCAAGCATATACAGGTCAAAGAATAGCTGGGCTTACACCAGAACAAATATTAGCAAAAAATACTGCAAAAGGATTGTTTGGTGATTCATTTAGTTATGATCCAAGAAGTGAATTAAATACTATGTTCCAAGACACCCCAAGTCTTGCAACAACAGATTTAAGCGCTTATCAAAATCCTTACACAGAACAAGTTATAGACAACACATTAAGTGATCTTGATAGAGCAAGAAAATTACAACTACAAAGCGATCAAGATGCAGCAATAGGACAAGGTGCTTTTGGTGGTTCACGATCAGCAATACTAGAATCAGAAACAAATAGAAACTTTGCAGATAGAGCTGGTGATATTGCATCAAGGTTAAGATCACAAGGTTTTGATAGAGCAACCAATATGGCAAACTTAGATATTAATAGAGGTTTGCAATCAGAAATGGCTAGATCAAATATTCTTGGTAATCAATTAGCAGATCAATATAGATCACTTGGTTTATTAACTGGTTACGGAGACAAGGATCAAGCACTCAATCAAGCTGGACTTGATTTTGACTTTAATGAATTCATTAGAGGGTACGATGATCCATATAGAAAAATGCAAATGATGACAAGTGCAACATCGGGTATGCCATACGGACAAACAACAACAACTTCTAATAGAAGAGGACTTCTTGGAAGAGCAAAAGATGCGATTGGTATTTATGACAGTTTTGACCAGCTTAGTGATTTTTTTAGTTAGGAGTAAATATGTCTAAAGCATTACAACAATATAAACAAGCAATTATGGGTGGATATGATCCTACTCAGGCAATCAGTTATGATAATTTTATGGATGCAAGACTAAGTGGTTTATTAAAACAAATGCAACAAACAAATAACCTTGTTGAAGAAAACAACCTTATGATAGGTGCTGAAGAAAGAAAAAGAGAAGAAGAAAAATTAGCAAAAAAAGAAGCAAGGATGAAAGCTCTTAGAGAGTTTGGTGACAGAATGGAGATTATTAATCAAAATCGTTCTGGTAATCCACAAATTGCAGCTGCATTACAACAACAAATGGATGCAAGAAAACTTGCAGAACAACAAAGAATTGAAGCTGCACAAAGAAAAGCACAGCAAGAAGAATTTATAAAAAACAATCCTCAGTTTGAACAAATGATTAGGTTCAATCAATTATTTGGTATGGATATGCCACAACCTAAAAAAAGAGATTCTTATGTAGCTAAAGATGGTTTCAGATATTATGTAGATGATGGAGCAAGAGTGTTTCCTAATGTCACAGTAAAAGAAGAACAGTCACAAGCAGATATATATAAAGAAAATGCTGCTAGGATAAAAAATATTGTTTTGAAGGAAGGCCCTGATAGTAAAAACTTAACTAAACAAGAAAAAGCTTTTTACGATGATTATATAAACAAAAAAGGAATCATGACTCTTGACCAAGTTATCGCTGCAATGTTAGGGGGCGGAAACAACAACCAGAATACACCTGTAAAGTATAGGGTAATAAACAAACAATATGGTTCTTTAGATGCAGAACAAATTATTGATAATGCACAAAATTATAATCCAAGTTTATCAAGAGAAGAAATCATACAAGAGTTAATATCAAATAATATAATAGCGGAATAAAATCATGGTAGATTTTGTTATACCGCCTCCACCTAAAGAGGATAATCAACAAGATTTTAAAATACCCCCACCTCCAAATTCTGAAGGTTTGCTTGAACCAAGCGTAGCATCTGATGGTTTTGTTATACCACCCACCCCAACAGAAGTAAAAAATAGTAAATTAAGTGAAGAAGAACTGAAAAAAGATCCAGAATGGATTAGAGCTGCTAAAAATATTTACGAATGGAATGAGAGTAGAACTTTAGGTTTTCAAAATAAAAAGCCAAAAAAATTAAATTCAGATCAAGAATATGCAGATTATGCCCTACGATACATGGGCTGGTTTAATTACAATATACCTAAAATGTCTAACGAGGCAAAAGACTTAAAACTTTATGCAAACCAACAACAAAGAGAAGATTTTGTTACTTTAATGGATATGTATGACAACAAGAAAATAAGTCTTGCTGGTACAGGAAGATTAGTGACTGGACTTGCCACAGATCCAACCACTTATTTTGGTTTAGCTACTCTTGGAATTGGTTTAGGTGCAAGAGAAGGAGCAAAGTTAGCAGCAAAGCAAGGTATAAAAGAGTTGGTAACACAAGGCGTAAAACAAGGTGCTAAGATTGGTGCATTAGAGGGAGCAGCTTATACAACAGCTGATAATGCACTAAGACAGTCAGCCAGAATAATGTCTGGTCAACAAGAAGGTTTTGAATTAGGACAATCAGCAAAAGCAGCTACAATTGGTGGAGCATTAGGTGGAGCATTAGGTGGAACTATAGGTGGTACAGGTAGTTATTTTAAAAATAAAAATAACATACCAATACAAGCTGATGAAATGGTTGGGCCTATAGATATGGTTGGGCCAAGACTAGAAACACCACAACCCAAGATTAGTGATTCTACTCCTAAAGTAGAGCCAAGTGTTGAGCCAAAAATAGAGCCAACTATAGATGCAACTCCTGAAGTAACTCCTCAACCTAAACCACAAAAAAGACCAAGAAGTACAACACTACCATCAATATTAAAACGACCACTCAAACCGAAGAAAATTAAAACAGCAAGATCGTTGGTATTTGGTGTTCCTAAAAACGATCCAAACTTTGAAGAGATTATTAGTGCTATTGGTTATGATGTAAACAAAGTACCAGCAACAAGAACAAGTAGACCAATATATAGAGCAGATGGTTCACCAGATAGTGATTACTTAGATTTACTTGTAGAACAATTTGACGAACTTGGTTTTGGTGCTGGAAGAGGTGGTGCTGGTGAAACAATGGGTATTAAACCAACTGAATTTGATAAAGAAGATGTTTTAGAAATATTAGAACAAGATTTAGTGCTACCAGAATTTGAAGAAATAAATCTCCAATATCAAGCCAAACTACAACAATATGAAGATGTTACAAGTGCTTTGAATAGAGCTGGTATTGATCCTAATTCTCTTAAAGGTAAAACAGACGAAGAAGTTTTAGATATAGTATCGCAAATTAATGAAGCAGAAGATTTAACTGGTGCTAGAGTATCAGATAGTTTTGCTGCACAGTTTCAAGATCAGCCACCTGTATCAGCATACGCTGATGAACTTGCATCTAGTGATGGTGGTAACATAAATAATATAAGAGCAGAAGATGTTATTGATCCAACGCCAGATGGTAGAGATTTTCAAACTGATACAACTGTTGACTTAAATGATAGATTAGTTGAGGTTGGTATCAAGATAATGGATGATTTAAATATTCCAAGAAATCCATTAGTTAGAATATCGGATCAGTTAGAGGAAGTATTATCTCAAGCAGAAGGAAATCCAGTTGCAAGAGAAAGACTTGATTCTGTTTTGCAAAAAAACAATATAACTCTTCCACAGTTAGCTGATTTATTTAGAGGTAGTATTACAGACTCCGCAAGAAGGATGCAGAAACTAAGTTCTGTAAGCAAATCAATAGAAAATTTAGCAGAAAAAATAGGCAAGACGGCAAAGCCAGAAACTTGGACAACTAAACTATATAATTTTATAAAACAAGCTGACAATATAAGAAGAGGTTTATTAGTTAGCCAGATTGCCACCGCTATGCGTAACAACACAGCACAGCTTGGTAGGGTAACTATGAAAACATTAATAGATGTTTTCGATAATACTTTAAAACAAACATTTAATCCTTTGAGAAGGGCTTTTGGTGCTGAAGAAGCTCCTGTTAATTATGCTAGATCATTTGAGTTAATTTTAAATTTAACAAAAAATAAAAAACAAGCAAAAGATTTAACAGATTTATTAACAAAGTATTATGTTAATGATGCTCAAAATTTATTTACTAGATACTCTTCTGATGTAGTCGATGCAACTCAAACATCAAAATCTGCAAGAGTATTAAAAGTTGGTCAAAAAGTTACTGACGGATTAAACATACTAAATAGGATGCAAGAGTTCTGGTACAGACGAGCAGTATTCGCAAACACTATTACTGATGTTTTATTAAAAAAGGGAATAGATATAAATAAAGTTGGCATAAGTGATGACCTTTTAAAATATGTAAACAAAGCTGATATAGAAAAAGCGGTTGATGATGCTTTATATTTTACTTACGCAAAAACCCCAGATAGTAAAATTGTAAAGCCATTGGTTGATTTTGTTAATAATCTTCCGTTTGTTTTAACTGGTATAATACCTTTCCCTAGGTTTATGGCTAACGCTATGGCTTTTCAGTTTAAACATAGCCCTCTTGGATTTGCTTCTTTATTAACGCCAAAAGAAATTGCAAAATTAAAAACTGGTGATTACAAAACTTTATCTCAGGCAGTAGTTGGTACAACATTATTGCTTACAGCTATAGAGATGAAAAGGAAAGGATCAGAAGATAATAAGTGGTATGAGGTAGAAACATCATCTGGAAAGACTGTAGATATGAGGCCTTACTTTCCGCTAACACCTTATTTATTAGTTGCTGATATGTTTGTAAGAAGTGAAAGTGGTAGAGGCGCACCAGATGCTAAAGATGTTTTACAAGGATTAACAGGCGCACAGTTTAGAGCTGGTGCAAGTATTCAGTTAGTACAAAATGCATTAGATGGAATGGCTGGTTTAGATACTGAAGAAAAATTTAACAAGTTTTGGTCAGATTATACTTCCAATGTTCTTGGTGGTTACTTAACCCCAGTAAGAATGTTTGGTGATTTTATAGATGCTGGAAGGTATTATGCAGATGAAGATTTTGAAGGACAAAAGTTTAGAAGGCCTGTTCCAACTGGTGATTTTTTAACAGACACAACAAACCAATTAAAAACAAATATACCTTTTGTTAGAGAGCAGTTCCCAGAAGTAGAATCTCCAACAAGAAAAGCAGCGCCCGGCAGACCAGACACAGTAACGATACCTTTTACTAACATTGAAGCTCCCGGCCCACTAACAAGACAGCTGACAGGTGCAACTGTAAGAGAAGAAAAAAATGCAGCTGAAAGAGAGTTTGATAGACTTGGTTTTAAAATGAGGGATATACTTCCTTATTCTGGAAATTCTATAGTAGATCAAACAAGAGCTATGGTAATGGGTGAGGTAGTTGAAAAAAGTGTACCTATTTTAATAGAATCAGACTTTTATCAATCACAAACAAATGAGTTTAAAAAAGTTATTTTAAAAAGTTATTTACAAAAAATAAGAAAAGCTGCCAATGATTATATTCAAGTAAATAAAATAAATGAAAAGCAATTTGCAAAAGCTGCCTTTAATAGACAACCAAAATATATAAAAGCTTTGCTGAACTCACAGGGTATAACAGCTGAGAATTTTATAGAAAACTATGACAAGAGCAACGGAGAGAATAGGTAGGAGTGGCGAATACCTAACTTGCTCCGTGATAGCAAGGGAAACCGATACTGTAACGATTATGCCTCATGGTTCTCATGCCGATATAATCTATGAATACGATAACCAAATGTATCGTTGCCAAGTCAAAACAGTAACTCATATAGAAAAAGGCAGAATAAGTTGGCGGTTTGATTTACGCAAAGGATCACATAGCAAGACTCGTAAATATCAAGACAATACAATAGATGTCTTTGCTTTGGTTAATCTTAAATATCAAAATGTCTTTTTCTTACCTTTTAGTAATTGCAAATATCTTCAATATTCTGTACACGACCACGTTATGAAAACAGTTGATTCAATCCAAAGTTTCAAGGATGCTATGGAGTCCATGACATTGACAGATGGGCGACAGATAGGCATATCAGTCCATGACATACCTCTTCCAGAAATGGCGGTAAACAGCTAGTTTTTAACAGTTCGGGGAGTAGCGCAGTCTGGTAGCGCAGATGAATACACTAACATCACATCATTTCTTATCATTACTTTTTATCACTAATTTTCCTTGTTTTCTTTACAAATCTTAAAGTATAATTTACTTCATAGGTAACAACGCTACTCATCTTTTCGATGAATCTTGACAGATGGGTGACAGATGGAGGGTAAATGGCAACAAGATATACAACCGATAAACAAGTAAATGGATTACGCATCTATCCAACAGGATATTATGTTTACTATCGCATGAATGGTAAGCGTAAAGAGATGAAGATAGCTAATAAAGATATACCAATCAATGTAGCTAGAAATATAGCAAGGCAAAAGCTAGGAGAAGTAGCATCTGGTATTGATCCTTTAGCAGTTAAAAAAGCAGATGTAGATGCAATAACATTAAATGATGCTTTTGAACTAAAGTTAAAAGATTTATTTGATAACAATAAGAAGTGTGTGCATTTAAAAGATGGCGAGATAGACGGAGAGCCAAAAAGAATGTGGGATAAAGATGTTAGAAATACACTTGGTAAATCTAAGCTAGAAGATATTGAGACAGGGGATATTACTAAATTACACATTAAGATTAGCAAGAGAGCCAAGTATCAAGCTAATAGAGTAGTTCAACTTATCAGTTCTGTGTTTGAACATAGCATTAGATTATCTTTGGTTAAATATAATCCAGCTAAATATGTAAAAAAGAATCCAGAACTAGAACGTCATAGACCTTTAACAGATCAAGAGTTTGCTGAGATAAATAAACAATTAAATATCATAGAGTCACAAACACATGAAAGACACTTGAACGCAATCAAGTATATAAGACTATGTATCTTGACTGGTGGTAGATGTGCTAGTGAAATTGGAGCTGCAAAGTGGTCAGATTTAGATGGCAACAAGTTAGTCTTACAAGAACATAAGACAGACTATCAAGGTAAACCTAGAATCATACACTTAAACAGTCAAGCCATGGCTATTATTAATTCATGCGAAAAGACAGGAGAAACAATACTTGGTGTTAAGTATCCATTCCGTATGTGGGATAAGATTAGAAAAGCAGCTGGGTGTCCAGATGTAACGCTACATGATCTAAGACATAACTTTGGTACTATGGCTGGGGAGAGAATGAAACTAGAAGATGTTAAGACTCTTATGGGACATAAAAGTATTAAAGCTACTGAACGCTATCGTAAAACTAGAGAGCATATAGCAACCGAAGAGATGCAGAATGTCGGAAACTATATGCAAAAGATAATGATGTCTAATTAAAGTTCTTCGTAATGTTTAATTAAAGCATCCATATACCATTTAGCTTTTTGTAAATCTTGGATGTTTGCATCTTTGTCTTTATGTCTGTAGAGATACTTCCAGATGTTGCCCTCTAAGTAAGCTGGAAAGTTACTAGCACCAACTCTATCTTTTATTAAATCAATACATTCTATTTTGCCTTGATAGTGCATTGGTCGTTGCACAGGATCATGATTTTCTTTTTTTATTGTTGTCACTCTATCCCATTCCTCTTGTGATACTTTATCTATACTCATCTCTACCTCCATAAAAATTAATAAATATTATTGATAAATTTTCTGTAAATTTTTTCTGGACTTTTTTTCTGAATTTTTTTTCTAAATTTTATTTATAGATTTTTTGTTCAGTTACTTGCTTTATTAAATTTACTTCGAGTAGAATAACATATTAACGAAGTAATAGGTAACAACATGGAAAATAAAATATTTTACAATCAAGAAGAACTTGCTGAAAGATGGGGAATGTCTCCTCGCACTTTAGAAAACTGGAGAGCAAAAGGAGATGGCCCAACCTACATAAAAATTGGTGGACAAGTTCGTTACAAATACGAAGCAATTAAGAAGTACGAAGAAAGCCAACAAGTAGGAGAATAGTTTGGTCAACGCTAGATCAAAAGGCAGACGTGGGGAACGAGAAGTGATTAATGAAGTTAATGACTTACTTGGTATTCAGTTAGAAGTTAATTATGCACAAACCTTTGGTGGTGGACATGATCTACTTAACTGTCCCGGTTACGCTATAGAAGTCAAGCGAAGAAAAGCAATAACACAAGCGGACATAAAAAACTGGTGGGATCAAACAGTAAGACAAGCATTAAAAGTAAATCTATTACCATGTCTTTGGTTTAGACAGGATAGAGCAGATTGGAAAGTAGCTATTCCTTGCCCTTACTCCTACGAAAAGAATTTATTTCCCGTTGAAGATTTTAATATCGCATCAATCGTATCGCCAGAACTATGGTCAGCGATTGTAAGAGAGGAGCATAACATTGGCACACGCAATACTATCACCGAGTAGCATTAGCAGAATAATTAGATGTCCAGCATCAGCCAGACCAAATGCTGAAGCTGAACGAAAAGGAAGTTTAGCAGCAAGTAGAGGTACTGCAATTCACGAAATGGTAGAGGCATTACTAAAGAAAAGATTAGAGGGCATAACTTTATCTGATTACTATTTAGGACAAACACAAACAGTTGATGGTTTTAGTTTTGAAATAGAAGAAGATGATATTGCTATGGCTGAAATCTATGTGGACTACATTAATAAAAGAACTGAAGAACTTAACGGAAAGTTATTAATAGAAGAAAAAGTTTACGCTAACGAAATACATGATGAACTTTGGGGTACAGCAGATGCAATTATTCTAGGCGAAGGCAATAGAATGGTCATAGCAGATTTGAAGTCTGGTGCATGGGCGGTAGATGTCAGATTTAATGAGCAGTTAATGACGTATGCTCTTGCAGCTTTGAGCAGATATGGAAACGAAGATACAGTTTTAGAATTAACAATAATTCAACCTAACAAAAAAGCTTTTCATAAAGAAGGGCAAATAAGAACTTGGGATATTCAAGCTATCGATCTTGTTGATTGGGGTTTCAATATTCTAAAACCAGCTTGTGATGAAGCACTTGGAGAAGAGCCAAGTTTCAATGCTGGTACTTGGTGTAAGTTTTGTGCTTACAAATCTGAATGTCAAACATTTAATCAAAAGGAGGATACAAATGAGTGACGAAGTAAAAAAATCCGAAACATTTACTTTCGAAGAAAATGGTAAGGAGTATAAGGTAGATGATCTATCTGATGATAACAAAGTTGTCTTTGGTAAATTAAAACTTATTAATAATCAAATTAATGAGCTAACTTTTAATGCTAATAATGAATTAGAAAAGTTAAACATTCTTAGACAACATTATGGCGATTTATTGCAAAAGGCAGTCGAAGAGCCAGTTGTAGAAACTGTAACTAAAGAGGTTAAATAATGTCTTTAGAGTGGATACAGCAGAAGAGTAAATTAAAACCAGCTATTACGATTATCTATGGGCCAAGCGGTCTGGGTAAAACTACTTTAGCAGTAGGTAGTAAAAATCCAGTTGTTTTACAAACAGAAGATGGTCTTGGTATTTTAACTAACAAAAGAGAAATACCTCATAGTGGTTTAATTAAAACGTATGATGAATTTATGGATAAGCTACGGGATATCTATAAATTAGATAAAGGAACTTTTGATACATTAGTTATAGATTCATTAGATCACTTAGAGCCATTAATCCATGCAAAGACTTGTGAGGTTGGAAAGCAACCTAGCATTGATGCATTTGGTTTCGGTAAAGGATATTCTGAAAGTCTAAAGTATTGGAGAGAGTTTCTTGATGCAGTTCAACGATTAAGAAATGACAAAGGCATGAGAATTATTTTAATTGCTCATAACCAAATAAAAACATTTCACGATCCATTGACTGAGCCATACGATAGACATGAAATGAAGTTGTATAAATCAGCATCAGCTTTAGTTTTAGAAACTTGCGATATGTGTTTATTCTTAAATTACAAGAAGGGTACAGTCAAAGTGCAAGGTGCAAAAGGTATGACAAGTAAAACTGTTCAGACAAATAGAATTTTAGTAACGACAGAAAATCCAAGCTGTGTTGCTAAAAATAGATATGGACTTCCAGAAACTATTGAAATGGTTGAAGAAGGAGATGACTTTATTGAACGAGCAGAAAAAACTTGGACAAACATTGGTAAGTTAATTTCGGCAAAATGAGTACACAGCACGAAAAGGTAATTTACTATCTAACGAAAGCTAAAATCTTGGTTCAAGAAGCTAAGGACATAAACGGAGATGATGATTTTATTCTCCCGTTGGGTGCTAACAAAGTCTTAGCAGACATTGTTGATGCACTTGAAGAAGAAGTAGATCGAGCAAACAGTTACGAAGAATATGATCCTTTGTAACATTTTATTAATGTTAAATTTTTCTTAGGAGGTAAAAATGGATTTAACACAATTTAATGAGGGTAAACCTATTGAAGCTGGAATGGAGGAAAGAAAAGATATAGACTTTACTCCTCTTAAACCAGATACTTATGAACTTAAATGTATTAGTGAGGAACAGTTTGAAGCTGGTGTGTCTCATGGTGTGACATTACAGTTTGCAGAAAAAGTATCTAATAAATATATCTGGCTACGATTATTCTTTCATTCAGAAAAGGCAATAGACTTTAGTAATAAAGTCATTAGCAACATGGGTAATGCGATTGGTCTTAATTCAATTAAAGACACAGAAGCATTTTTAAATGCATCATTTAAAGCTGATGTAGATGTTGAAACATACAATGGCAAGGAAAGAAATATTATAAAACCATTTTCTTTTAAAGCTGTAGAAACTTCAGCAGATCATGTTGATCCTAAAGATGTCTTGGGTGATGACGATATTCCTTTTTGATTATGATGATCTTAAATATCGGAGGCCAAGTTTATGCTATTACTGTCATGGCTTGGCTTCTCCGCTATTGCATATTAGCAACGGGGTTATCAAGGGTGCTTGTTCAATGGAACATCTACAAAAAATCAAGGAGGGTAGAAAAATGGAGGGTATTACCAATTTCGCACAAATCAATGAGGAATTGTTATCGGTTGCACTAAAAGATTCTAAAGATAGGTATTTAGAATTATCTAAAAAAAATAAATCATACGTTTTACACGAATGGACTAAAGACGATAGAGTGAGCTTTGTTAGAAGTCTCATTACAAGTTATTTAAATCATTCTAAGGCACAGGTTGATGGTTGATCTAACTAAGTATTATGGCAACGAGGGTATTGTCGTAGATAAAAACTTTGCTTTTTCTGGAACATCTAAAAGTATCACAGATTTAATTAGCGAGATGAAAGCTAACGGACTGCTTGTAGATTTTATAGATACAACAGGAGTCTTGGTTAGAGTTCCTGTTATGGCAACAGTTAATACAAGACCAGATAAGTCTGGCGAGAGATCGGGT